TACCCCACCATTCGCGGGACAAGGTGCCACATCACAAGGTATTCCTGTAATAGGGTCCATACAAAATTCTTGGTTATCTGGTGTACCATCATCATTTAAATCTATTTTACAAAAATAATTATCTGATGTTGGCTCTGGACATCCAAATTTTCTTATGGTACAACATCTTACATCACCATATTGATTGAGCACACCAAAAATATTAGGTGGTGCTGGGTCATTATTACAATCGGTAGTATTTAATGGAGAATAATTAGTAGCTTGTGGATACATACAACCAGAATTATTACATTGACATAATGGTCTACCAAAATTACCTCCAGTGACATCTCTTCCATCCTTATCCCAAAATCTAGCTCTTCCGTAATCGCTATTTTCCAGTCCTAAAGCAGCGGCTCCCCCACCATATAACCAAGACGTAGGTCTTGCATTTCTCATTGCAATCCAAGCATCTTCACTTAAAAATCCAGTAGCTCCACAAGAATCGAAAATTTCTTGTGTACACTCACCGGTTGGGTCATCCGCTGGTAAAACAAAATAATTGTTGTAGTTTGGATTAAAATTAAGGTCGTTTGGGTCGGGACTTCCAGTAGTATCTATACATTTAGAACATTGTAAACCGTTTTCCCAACATATACCTGGGGCATCATTTATTGTTAAACAGTTCCCATCATCGTCAGGAGTATTTCCTTTTGGTATCCCATTACAATCTAATTCTACATCTGGATTAAAACTACCAAAGCTTGGGTCCGTACAACCAAAACTAACATATTTACAACACGCAAAAGCATCATCTGTGGATGTGGTTGGAGCACTTCCACCAGGTGGCATTATTCTCCAAGTACTTTTTCTTGCCCATAATTTACTTTCATTTTGTGGGAAGGTACTTCCAGGTACTCCAGTAGTATAATGCAATAACCCCCATGAATTAGCTGGGTTAGCATTTAAAGGTAAATAACCATAATAATAATCTCCACTGATTGTACCTCTGAATGGATATAATTGAGGTGATGGGTTATTTCCTAAAGTAGGGTCCCAAGTTATTTCAACAATTTCATCTTCACCTGGAACAGGACTTGAATTAGTAGGGATTGGGGTTTGAGGGGGAGAGGGAAAAGTACTTGTTGGTTGTGAACTAGTTAAAATTGGTGCACCCCATTGGTTTTTAGCGAATCCAGCCCATATAAGTTTTGGTCCAGTAGGTCCAGTATTACCTTTTCGGTCTCGTTGCTCTGCTTCACAATCATATGCTGTTTTATCACTATAATTATTTGGTGGATATTGAGCGGATGAAAGATATTTCCCAGCTACCCTTTCTTCAAAAAATTCTATACCTAACTGCATACAATTACTAGAACAAGAACCATTAGGGGAACCAGCGTGTGTAACATTTTGAGTATTCGCCATTATTAGACCAAATGAATTATGCATTGTACAATTAGTAGGTAACGCCTCCTGCTCAGTTAAAAATTTACATGTTGACCAATATTTAATATATTTAGTACATTGTCTGTTATTTCCTATTGTTTCACAAGGTTTATTTTTACCATACGTTATAGTTGTGTAAGGTGCACTACTAGTATGTTGTCTATATGCATGAAAAAAACAAGCTGGACAATCTTCTCCTATACCAGCTACAGTATCAAATACCTTATATGTTTTCTGGTTCTCCCAAGTATAAGAAAAGTTGTCACTAACTCTTTTAAATGGGTCACAACATATTCCACGTCCTCTGGTTGTTTGGATAGGTGTAATAGATTGTGTTGTATCTAACGTATAATAAAATCTAGGTATTGGGCAATCACTATTAGGAGCACCCATTAGATTATCTAAAGGTCCACCTGCTGGATAATATGCACCACAAGGATTATTTCCACCACCACCATATAGTTGATATTTTGCCATTTTTAATACATTATATTAACCACTCCATATTGAATATTTCAATAATTCTTGGTTTGATTTATTTTCCCAATCTAATACATTAAATTCTGGATTTGTTGTATATCCACCAACCCACAATCTTTGATATTCGTCTTGGTAAGGAACTTTTTCTGTTACTGGTACATTATTAACATCTAAATAAGTTGTTACATATGTTAAATCAATCCACCCAGAAGTACCATTAATATTAGTTGACCCACTATTTGAATTACCTAATCTTGTTCCTTCAAATGTATATATATTCCCATAAAAAGAAACTCTATCACCTTGTCTATAAGTAAAAGATGGATTATATTCCTCAAATTCATTCACCACACCACTTTGTGGTTCTAAAGAATTTTCATTTTCAACACAAGGTAAACAAGGTTCCCATAAATTATCACCAAAAGTGGGTGCTGAGTCACAGTCATAGGTTAAATAAGATGTTGGGTTACAATACCAACAACAACCATCATAATTTACTGTAGTTCCTTGCCTGTAAATTATGTTTGGGTCATAATCTCCTTTTGGTTGTACATTTCCTTTTTCTTTACACTGACATGGGTCACTTAGTGTTTCGTCACAACATTCCCATTCTACATTATTTGGGTTTATACCAGTACTCAGTGCATTAAAGAAAGTTGTGCCCCCACTAAAATCGGTATATATTATATCATTTATGGTATAAGCGGTATATTGTGGGGTTACCTCTAAAATTTCTCCAGTTAAATCTGATGTAAGTGTTATAGATGTACCAGTATTTGGTAACCCTTGGTTACCATATTCTATAAATAAATTTAAATTACTAGTAGTCGTATATCCAGTAACTTCAAAAGGAACTGTAACATAATTAAAACTAAAAAAGTCATATACGTCTGGATTGCTGTCACCACTAAAAATATAATCTTGTAGAACAGTATCACAACCTATTGGGTCACCAAAATTAGGTGGATGTATTTCTACTGTACCATATGGGTTAGGTATTATAACATTACTATTATATGGTAAATTTATAATTTTACTAATTCTAGTTGTGCCCCAAGGATTAATTTGTTGTAAAGTTATTTTATATTCACCAGGTGCTGAATATGTGTGATTTCTAATTGGTTGGTCTAATGTTAACGTATTAGTGTTTCCGTCCCCCCAAATAATCGTATAATCACCAAAAGTTAAAAATCTTTTAAAATCAACATCCGAAGTATTGGTTACCGTAACCGTTAAACCGTTTCCAGTATATAAAAAGTTATTTATAACATCTCTTTGTAAAACTAAACCATCCCATGGTGTATAAACACCAATATCATTAAAATCCTCACTTATAACAATAGGTATTGTTATACCAGTAATACATGGTGGTGGTGAAGGTAAATCTTGTGATAATGTTTGTGGGTCTGTCCAAATATTACACCAATAATTTTCTCTAATTTCTGCATTCCAATAATTACAATACCCATTATTGGAAAAATAACAATTTAAACAATTTTGATTTTGTGGCACACCCAATGAAGTTTCATTAACATACCCTTTTGGTAGGTTTGGTGGTAATGACTCTATTTCACCAGGATAAAATTTTCTTTTTATTTTAAATTTATACTCTTCCATTTTATGGTGCATTAAAATATTGATAAAATTTTATTGGGTTAGTACTATCTTCACCTACTCTAATACCATCACTAACACTATAAATTGTGTATGTATATCTATTTTGATTTAAAACAACTCTATAGTAATAAAAATCTTCTTTAGATATACTATATGGTTTTGATATATCACTTTGTGGTGTATTAATTAATTGTGTAACTTCTCCAGTTTTACCATTATAAAATTTGCAACTCATGTAAAATACATCTATATCTAAAAATGTCTTTTCTTTTAACCAATAAATAAAATAACCCTCATTGTTATTTATTGGGTCTAATTCAAAATTAGGTGTAGGACAAAATTGTTCACCTTCTGGTCTACAATTATATCTACCATCTGGAATTTCGGAAGGACATTGTACACTTAAAGTAGGCCTTAATATCTTTATACCATTTATTGGGTTAATTATTATGCTAATAAATAATTTTTGTTGTTTTCGGTCTCTACTATTGTATAAGTCTAACTTAAAAAAACTTTTCGTAAATGTTGTTTTACTTTTATATGTCTCTTCTGGTGTAAACCCTTGAAAATCATAACCATACCAAGACGTTATGTCATTTGGGTCATAGGGTAAATAAATGGTATTAGTGGAATTATCTGGATAATAATTAGGTAAGTTATCTGGACAAGGGTCGTTATTAGTATCCCACCCAAAAGGGGGACCTGGTGAAAGTGATAAATTAGGTTCTGATGGAAATAATGTAGTAAAAGTACTAAGATTAGAATCTATCATGGTACCTAAATTAAAATTGTAAAATATATTAGGACTTGGGTCTCCATTTAATAAAGGTGCGTGAGTATATCTAACAACTTCATAATCTTTTTTAATACCAACTAATTTATCTATGGTATCATCCTCATATTTTTTAACCAAATCACCCCTACCAGCTTCATCATATGTTTGTCCGAATGGAAAAATTATTTGACGGTCATAAACACCATCTTTTATTTGGTTTACTCTTAATCTTAGTTTATTCACAGCCATCTATAACAAAATTTTCTAAAGTATTATTAGCACCACTAAATGATATAGAATCACTACTACTAAAAGCAGTACTTCTAACTGTTCTAGACGTGAAAAAATTTATATCTCTTTTTGGGTAGTGAGCTGCATTTAAAAATGGATAATCTACTCCGTTTGTTCCTTCTACAAAACCAATTTCATATATGTCTCTCCATTTCCATGTTTTTTCTATTTCAAAATATGTGGAGTAATTTGGTATATTAGCAACTTTTTTAGGGTCACCATTTTCTATATAATCAGAATATACTCTAATTTTAACTGGATAATGTGGTTTATACATATACCCATCACTACCACTAAAAATTTGTGAATTAAAATTAAAACTGTGTTTTATTTCAGAAATAGTTCTTTCCTTTAACTCATAATTATTATATTCTGTAAATGCTCCTCTAAGTTTATCACCAGGAACTAAAGGTATCCCAGATTTGAAAGGACTAGTTGGGTCATTACCTGGTATATTATATATTAAACCAGTCACTGGTTGTAAATCGTTACGGTTCCCTTTTACTACCTGTGATAAAGTATTTGAATCTGAAAAAGAATAAGGGAAATTCCATTCCCACCCATAATTTGGTGGATAATTAAAGTAACCCAAATTATTCCTTAATAAAATACTAACATATAATGTAGTTATTGGTCTTTTTAAATTATCTAAATATTTTTTTACATTTATATCTTTAGTAAATGTATATATGTAAGTTGGATAGTCCTGTTTAACCGCAATTCTATCTTGATTATTTGGTGATTCAGAACTTGGTTGAAATTTTTCAATTCTTTTAAAAACACCTTCAGCGAATCCACAACTTGTTATTTGGTAATCTTCTACATTAGTAATTATTTCATGAACTAATACATAATAATTAGAAATACTAAAACTATCACTTTTATTTATTTGTCTTTTAAATACCCCTAAAGCACCATCTTCAATTGTATTATTTCCAACATCAACTTGTGGTATATATAAGTTAAAAACATATTTTTCACTTTTTCTTTTACCATTACCAAAACTAAATATTGGATATGTAGATATTCCATTACTAAAAGTGTAATTTGGTTCTTTAATGTCTAATATAACATAATCACTTTTATTTAATCCGTGTGGTACTGGGCAAGTAAATTCTAATAGATTTCTGCCATCGACTCTTTTAGTTCTAATAACATATGGTATACCTTCATATGCCATAAAAGACATAGAATCACCACCTTCTTCTGCTGTAAATGACATAGGTTGTGATTCATCACATGTTGTTGGTATGGTAACATATAAGTTCCAATTAGTTTCATCATTTACAGATTCATCAACATCATTTCTAACAAAATCAAACTCTGAAAAATCTGGATATCCAAAAAAATTAACACTAGTAGTGGTAGTGTTTGCACTTAAATAACTACTAGTCAAATACATATTATAAATTAAGTTAGAAACTGTTTGGTCTGCTCTACCAGAATAAACATTTTCAATATATGGTTGTAATTTACCATATATTCTATATAACGAAAAGTTTTGTCTTTCATCATTAAATCTTTCAGCTAAATTTAATGGTACACTTATGTCACCTTCAATAAGATGTCTGTTTGTACCATCTAAATCAATATTTAATGTGGTATCTAATAAAGGAGCACCTTTATATTGTTTATCCGCTGGGATTAATTTATAATTCCTGTCCATCATCTTTAGGTGGTAAATACTCGTTTATGAATCTATCATACGATGAAGCTCCTTGTCTTAAACCAAAATAAAAATATAGACCCGTCCCCAATATAAAATTAGACCCTGTAGATGTTGGTACTATGGTCGGTATGGAGTTAAAATAACCGTAATTTGGTAACTCTTCATTTGAATCATAATATGCTGGAGTTTCCCAAGTGGCTGTATCTGTCCTATTTGGTGTTGTATAAGTTATACCTTGTTGGTATCCTTTAACTAAGATTTGACCATCAAAGTCATAATCATTATTTAATGTGCCATAACTAGCACTAGAATTCCACCCATAATATGGAACTACTTGTGTTTGTTTTATCCCAAAAATTCCACCTTTAAGACAATTAATTAAATCATTGTTACGAGGAATTAATGGTATTTGAGTGAAACTCTCTGTTAAGTAATTTTCTTGGCCAATAATATTACTATATTCTTGACCCCACGATGTTTGACTTCCATAATATGGGTCTTCATCATCTTTGGTAAATACTGATATCCCCATTTGGTTATTAGTCGCTAAAAGTTGTGCAATGTCACCATCTATTACTCTATTTCTCCATGGACCTGGATTGGTATTATCTCCAGCACTCCCTAATCTATCATTACCGAAATTTCTATTATATGAAGCTCCAGGTTTACTATCAGCACCAAACCATTTATTGACTCCAGACCACACAAACTCCCTATAGGAATTTATAGCGATAATTTTTCTTTCTATTAACATCCCTAATAACTCTTCACTTGGTTGGAAACTACTTGATTTTAAATTATCTATTATAACACACGTATCGTCACTATTTTGTTCTTTACATAATTCTGTAATACATGGGTCTAATGGTCCTAAATCAACTATAGTAGTTGGAAAGTTTATTCCTTTATGTGGAGCTTTTAATGGTGTAGTAAGTGATGATAAATCTACAGAAGGGTTACTATATGTAAATCCTTGTTCACTAAATGGGCAACTTCTATAATAGTAGTATGTATTATTTTCATTTGTATCCTCATATATCAATCGAGTGTCGTATTTAACTATTGGTGGTGTTATTTCTTGACCATTTTCATCATTTATTTTTTGTTTTTTAACAATAAATTTAGGAAAATACAAAGTGCCATTTATCCAATTATTACTAAACTTCATGTTAAACACACCCTCACATAACCCAGTATATATATTAGCTAATATTCTCCATTGGTTTAAACTTTTATACATTCTATAAACACTGTCAAGACAAGTTCCAAAAAGGATTGATAGTCCAACAGCAAGAGCTCCATATACTATAGCACCACCAGCGAATGGTATAAATCCAGCTGGTATTATAAGCGCGAGCGTAGCAATAAAACTAATAAATACACCTCTTCTAAATTGTAATACATAACAACCTTTTGGATATTCATCCTCTCTTCCTTGGTAAAAAAAAGCATTTTCTTCTTCACTACCAAAACCTTCCATATATGGTTCCTCATTACAATTATTTATACTATTTGGGTCATCAGCAATTGTTTCTTGTAAAATTTTATCTTCCTCCGGGACAGAAATGAACCTACTAACAAAAAATTTAAAAGAAGTACCACAAAAACATGGTTCACAGTTTGGATAATTATATAATTGTCTAACAACATAAAAATTTTCTATTAACGCCTTAGCTATAGGTATTATTAATATAGGGCCAAATATCGCTGTTGCAATTGATAAAAAGAACTCGGCTGTGAATAAACTTAGTAAAATTAGACCTATCGGTGTATCTACAATAGTTCCTACTACTGTAGTACCAGCAGTAAATAAACTAACTGATAGAACAGTCCTTAAAGCGAACTGACCATATTGAAATAACAATGAAAATAGCTGGTAACTTATTAAACAAGCAGCTATTGTAAGAGTTATAACTTGTAATAACCTTGTTATCTGTGTTGTAGAAAATTTACTAGTACCACCCCTAAAAACATCATTAACTGGAAATTCTTTAGTAATATCAGTACACCTTGATTCGGGTGCAGGATTTATGGTTTTAATACCTAAAAATCTCCATCTACTATTAGCACTTCTGTTACCACCTTGATTTACGTTTTGTCTATAATTATCTATAAAATTAGCTACACTATATACTCTGTTTGGTACAAATTCATAAAAATAATCTGTAGCTTTGTTAGCTGGTGACCCATAAACATCTTGTGGTGTTGAAACTTCTGGATAATCTACTAATTTATCTGAAAACGAATAAGATTTTGGATAATTTTCTTCATCAGTATATTCCCTTATATTGGGTACCAAATATCTACCACTTCTTACCTCACCCCCTGTACCATCAAAAGATATCCTAAATCTATATTTTGCTCTAGTAGGTATCCCTACTTTTGGGTCATCAGATATTATTTGTTGACCATATTCATTAGTCACTATAAAATCTAAGTTCATAGGTAACTGTGTTACCCAAGCTCCATTACCATCAATTACCTTTCCACCATTATCTAAATTAAATCTTTCTAATTTAGGTGTACAACCATCTTCTTCTTTTAATATGGTGTGTCTAATAGCTTCAATAGTACCAGTACCAGTAGTTAAATTACATAATTGTCCTTGTTCTTTAGATGGTACTCCACTTATAGAAACATAATTATTATCATCATCAGTAATTATTGAACCAATAAATGTAGAACTAGGTATTATTTCTATACCAGAATCTCTTAAATCAAAATCTACTCTAGTTATACCAATCCCACACAAATCCTCATCACCCCAAAATGGAACTACTTGTATTGCCTTATTTTGTAAAACTATTTGTGGTAACGTATCCAAATTTTCAGAACTTTTAAATTCCAAAGCACTTTCAAATCTAGATGCACTGACACCTTGTCTAATAAATTGATAAGGTCTCATAGAATAACAACCAATATCACTAACATCTATACTTGCATGAATTGTTTGATTTCCCAAAGGTACACCCCACAACATATAATCACCACTTTCATTAGTTTTTGTGGTATATTTGTAATATTTTTCAAAAACCTCTAATATAACTGGGTTATTTATAACTTCTTTTGCTGTAAAAAAGTTACCAGTCGCTTTATGATTACAACTTTCAGATTCTTTAGGTAATAAATTATATCTATACCCATCTTCATTTTTATCTGTAACTTTACGATATGGATATAATTGAGAAATTACCTCATCTTCAGCATCTTCATCTGTTATTGGTACAAAAATAGATATTTTAGCGTTAGGTATTCCAAATCCACCATTTGCTTGAGCACGACCAACTATGACACCATAATCTGCACAGGTTCTAGAATAAACCTCAGACTTAATTATCTTTAAACTTAATATTTCTAATTGGTCAAAGTCTTGTTCTAAGTTAACAAAAATATTTTTGTCTTGATTAGGTTCAGCTTTAATCCTATATGATTTAGGCATATGGCATTCTTTATAAAATAAATAGTTATTAGCTTAAAATCAAATTTACTTAGATAATTAAATATGTAAACTAATTAAGATACTGTTGTTTGATTTGTTGATTTAACTCTAACCAAAACATCTTTAGTTGGATATCTTACTTGAAAGGATTGTGTTGGTTGTGCGAATATAACTCCGTCAATTAATTCTATTTGTTTAGTCGTATCATCAATATATCTTTGTGATACTTCATTACTTGAATATTCTCCCCCAACTTTATTGTATATTCTTAAGTCAATTAAGTTTTTTACTCCGTCTTGTGCTCCCAAATCTTTAATTAATTCACCAACAAATACATCGGTACCCATTTCCCTGTTTCTAGGAGCAAAAAATTCATTAGTTGTGTTAATCACATTTGTTATTATAACACCACTATTAAATGATGGGTCAATCAATAAATCAATTTCTAATGATAAATCAATAACTTCCGCTGGTTCAATAGTAATGTAATCATTTAACATTCTATAATCTGATAAGTACTCACTAATATTGTTCATTAATGTAGTACTAACATTTGATGTTAATGAACCATCGGTATTGTATGATAGTAATTTAACCATAACTTTATTTTCTACTTCCATAACACCAGATTTAGCTGGTGCACCAAAAATAGAAGGCATTGTGTCCATTAAAACTTTATAATCTGAAAGAGTAACCGCTCTTTTTTGTGAAGCGAAATTAAAACCAATATAATTTCTAATTTCTTCTACAGTTGGTTGGTTATTTCCACCTATAGCAGCTGTAACATTATTAACACTCAAAGACTCAGTAACTGACCTGTTTATATTAATGTTTGGACCATTTAAAACAAAATCTATAGTACCAAAAGTATTTAGTGTATTTGGACCTATATTTGTAGCTTTTCCACCACCAACTCTATATTGAATAAATAATGTTGTGTTAGCTCTAGGTGAACTACCCAAAGAAAAATTATTCATATACCTACTTAAATCCATTGTAAACCCTTGGGTTGTAAAATCATCTAATGTAGTTTGTGAACTACTAGTTCCACCACCTAAAGTTAAATAAAAGAAACCTTCTGGTGTGTATTCTGTAGTGAATCTTTGATTTACAGTTTGCCATTTACCTACTTTTACACCAGGTAAATCTGATTGTTTAGTTGTATCTATAACAAAAACTTTATCTTGTGCTAAAGCATCAACTTCATACCATTTATTTTGTGAAGTTATAAATTCAGTAGCTTTTGGAACTGCTTGTATATTAGTACCATCTTTTTGAATTACTCCAGTTACACCTAAAATATTTTTCTCTGGTAAAAATATTTTTAAAAACGGTAACACATCATTATTTGTTATAACTCGTTTAAAAACTTTTGTAATTCCGTTTATTACAACTTCTCGTTTTGTTATTGTATAACTAACAATATTACCATTATTGTTAAAATTAGGCACTTTTGTTCTGTTTGGGAAACCAGTAGCATCAAATGGTACTGAAAAGTCAATATCGTGTATATTTTCAAATACTTGTCCCGCACCTTTTATTTGTGAACCTCTTCTAAGTGTACCCAAATATCTAAAATCTTCTTTATCACCACCACCAGAAGTTTGTAAAACTGGTACTGTAATACTAAAGTCACAAACAGACACTGAAGGTCTATTACCAGGTATCTTTAAACCATAGGTTCTAGCAATGTTAAATAATGATGACCTTTGATTTGCATATTGTAAAACTGTCTCTTGTAAACTTCTATCTATATGATAATGTAAGTTATCAGCAATAGCCGCATTCAAATCAAGAAAAACAGAAAAGAGTGACGCATCATTAGCGTTTTGAATTAAGTCTGGATATTGGTCTTGTACATAGTTTAATAGTTCTCCCCTTAAACTAACAAAATCTCTTTCAGAATAAGATATTTTATTATTTGCCATTATTAAATATTAATTATTACAAAGTCTCGTGTTTCAAAAGCATCACTGTTTATAGTATAGTCTAACCTTACTTTAGCTGTATGTTCTTTAGTACCTTGACCTGCAACTCTATAAACACGAGGGTCATTATCAGCTACTACCGTACCTGGTAATTCTTCAGCTTCCAAAGCACTTGTAACTTCAATATTGGTTAATTTTAAATTAGGTATATATTTTATTACTTGTTCTCTAATTTCAGCTTCTATAGAAGCAAAAGAAGGAGCATCTAATGGTTCAAAAATATATTCATATAAAGAAGTACCAAAATCTGGTAAAAAGTATCTACTTCCTTTTCTAGTTAATAACAAATGAATTAAATCAGCTTTAATTTCTTGTTCGGGGGTTTCTGTCATTTTTAAGTAATCCCCAAACACACTATCCTGAAAAGGAAAATCAATTCCAAATGTTTCTCTTTCTGCCATGACTTTTATTTATAAATATTAACTTTTGTAAATCTAAACTGTAAGGGTCAAAACTTCTTTATTATATAAATGTGGTTTGCATGAAAAACCGTAGTTTTCTGCTATTTCAGCAACTACGGATTTAATAACTTTACTATCTCCTGTTATTATTTGTACTTCTTTTGTGTCGTACAATTTTTGGTCATATAAAAAACTATCTACAATTTCGGGGGCTTCATCTATCTTATAACCTTTAAGATTTAACGTATACATCTTCTCTTAACTCTTTATTAAATTTTTGATGTGGTGGCCAGTATGGACAATGTACACACTTACCACCACAACAAGAACCTTTTTTTATATGGTATTTTTCTGTTAACACCATTTTATTATTGTCATCCAAATAAAAATCTTCTTTATCGAACTTTAAACACATATTATAAATATTAACCTTCGCAACTAACGCATTCCTGCATCGCATTATTAGCTATATCACCTCTTAAAACACTCTCTGTTCTAACATAATATAAAGTTTTTATTCCTTGTCTCCAAGCTTCTAAATGAACTTGGTTAATCCATTTTGGTGTCGCTTCTTTTGGAAACGCAAGATTTAATGATACTGATTGGTCAATAAATTGTTGTCTTACACCAGCTTGTCTAACTAATTCTAATTGATTTATTTCTTTGAATGTTTTAAAAACTTCTTTAACTGGTACAAAATCTAAATGTGAATTACTTTTTTCATCAATATGTGTTATCTTATTGTTCATATAACCCCAATCGTCCAATTCTTTTATGTCTTGAACTGAACCACCATCACTTAATATTTTATCCCAAGTTTCTTTGTTATTAATACCAATCTTTCTAAATATTTTTTCTAGTTCTTTATTTTTTCTAATAAAAGTTCCTTTCGCACTCTGTTCCGTATAAACATTAGCTGGAATAGGTTCAATACCACTTGAAACACCCCCAGCTAATTTTGAATTTGATACCGTTGGTGCAACAGCTCTTAGATGTGTATTTCTCATCCCAGTACCAACACACCATAAAGGTTCTCCATATTCTGTAGCCAAATCTCTAGAAGCTTGTTCAGATTCAGTTTGAATTTGACCAAAAATTCTTCTAGTCTCAAATTGAGCTGGTAACCCCTCAAATGGAATTCCTTTTTGTTGTAAATAAGTATGCCAACCAAGAACACCTAAACCTAAAGCTCTACCTTTTTCTGCTGAACGAACTGAGTTCTCAAATCCTTTTCTATATTTTGCCTTTTGTATAAATTCTTCAAGAACACCATCCAAGAACCAAGTAGCTGTGTAAATTAAATCAGTATCTTTCCATTCATCATATTTTGATAAATTCAATGAACTAAGACAACAAACAAATGAATGTGATTCATCTGTATGTAAAACAATTTCTGAACAAATGTTTGTCATAAATACTTTAAGACCATTTTTCTTGTAAGATTCTGGGTTCTGTTTATTAACATTCCCCTTATACATAATATAAGGTTCACCGGTTTGTCTACGTTTTTTAAGTAAATTAGCCCATTTTTTTCTAGATTCTTTATCACCAGCCTCAAGTTTTCTCATAAACTTATCACCTATTACAGCACATTGATGAAGATTCAAAGATTGACGATTAACATCACCTTTAGGTTCTCTAATTTCTAACCACTCATCAAAATCACCGTGTTCTATATTAACATTTACTGATGCTGCTCCTCTTCTTACTGCACCTTGATTAGTTGCAAGAATTGTAGAATCATATATTTTACAAAATGGAACAATACCATCACTAGTACCATTATCAGTAATAGATGAACCAGCTGGTCTGATTTGGTTGATTCCAATACCAACACCACCACCATGTTTTGCCAATAACATCATTTCAAGATTTTTAGTACCAATATCTACAATTGAATCTGCAACATCAATACCAAAACAAGAAATAGGTAGTCCTCTTTCAGTTCCTGTGTTAGATAAAACTGGTGTAGCTAAACATAACCACCCTTTCCAAATGTAATCAAAAAATTTAGTAGTTAATTGTGGTTTACCTAACCTTTTAGCTACTGTAGTAGCAACTCTCCAATACGCATCCTTTGGTTTCTCACCTGGAAGTAAATAACCATTAGAAATTGTTTGTATATATACGTGTGTGTTTGCCCAACTTGGGAAGTCCACGTCAACTTCCCAACCTAAATGTTCTGCATAATTTTTCATATTTAATTTAAATTTTTTTGTTAAAATAAAGAATCTTCATCCCAATCGTCATCTTCACCTGCCTTAGAATAATCTGTAGGTCTAATGGCAAAAAAATCAGTGTGTGTAAGACCACCTGTCAAATGATAAAACCAATCAAGATTACTAGATTTTTCTTGGTTAACGATAAATAGTTCACCGTAACCCAATTCTTTTAATTTTTCATTAGTTCTTTGTTTGATAAATTCTTTCAAATCCGAAGCTGATAAATTTTCTAAATCACCCATTTCAAACATTTTATCAATAAATTTTTCTTCTAAATCTACTATTAATTTTGCTGCTGAGTAAATATCTTCTTTGCTTTCTTCTCTCAACTCTGGATATTCTTCACACATATGATTGAATAGTTTACAACCCATTCTTGAATGTAATGATTCATCTCTCACAGACCATTTCATCTGTTGACCAATACCCTTTAATAAGTTTCTCAATTGAAATGAATAAAGAACAGCAAACGATGAATATAATGAAACACCTTCTGCAAATGCAGAAAATATAGCTAAACTTCTAGCAACTTCTTTTCTAGCTGTAGGTATTGTTATTAAATCATTGTGGTCATAATCAGAACTAGTATTCATCAATAACTCAAATTTGTTAGATATAGCTTCTTCGTGTAGAAATGCTTCAAAATTTTCAAGACCAAGAGTCTCATTAAGATAAGAATAAGCAACAGCATGAATAGTTTCTTGTGAACCAAACATCATAGCCATTTGACGAATCTCGTGTTTTGGAAACCATTTGGTAACCATAGTTGTCCAATAATCACTTACCGCACATTCAGTTTGTGCAAAACCTAATAAGATATTCCCTACTAAATTTTTTTCAGATTCAGTTAAATTTTCTTTCCAATCTTTAACATCACCTTGCATTGAAATTTCAGTGTGTAACCAAAATGCCTGAGCCTGTTTCATCCAACCTTCAGTATAATATTCTGGGTATTCAAATGGTTTATATGGAATTCTCTCCTTAAATAAATTTTTACTTTTACTCATTTTATAATTTTATTATTAGTTTATTTGTTGGTCTCTTCTAGCTAATGCTGCTCTAACTCTTTCAGCTTGTCTTCTTTCTCTATCTTGTTCTAAACCTAATAAAGTTTGAGATTGTTCGGTATCTATTTCCAATGTTGCATTATTAAATTTACAATTTTCGAAAACAATACCATCTTGACCAACTCTTGATTTGGTAATTGCGATGGTAGCTAGACCCATTTCTTTCTGTTGTAATGTTTTTGCTAGGGTAATAATTACGTGACCTACTTGTGCTTTCTTTATAGAACCACCCATCATATCAGTTGTAACTACTTCTGAACTTATGGATGTTCTATTTCCTTGAGCTGCGGTCCAACCTGCGACATCTAATTCATTACACATACTTTCAAATTGTCTCATCACTAAACCTTCTCCTTGCCAACTTTCATTAAAATGTTTGTCTGGAAGTACACAATCAATGTAATCTAAAACAATCATATCAAATTTATTACCTTCAGCTACCAATTTTCTTATTCTATTTTTGATAGAAGCTATTGTTATTCTATCTGATGGTAATTTTTCTATGATTAATTTACCTCTTCCTTTTTTATATGGTGCAATCTTTTCTAAAACTTCTTCTCTTCTAGAAGATTGTTCTTGTGCTGGTATCCCAGACCAACACGTAATATGTTTTCTTTGTATAACTTTTGGGTTGTCCTCAAAAAATATTTGTAAAACACTAAACCCCATATTATAAGCTGTGTTAGCTATTTTAGTCAATACAGTGGTTTTACCAACACCAGTGGGTGCTAAAAATACACCAATCTCTCCTTTAGCTAAACCACCATCTAAAATATTATCAATACCGTTTATACCTAAAGGTATTGGGTCTCTAAAATCATCAATTAAAGCTTCATCTAGGTCTTGGAAAACATCCATTGCCCCATCTGTAACTTCTCCAATTTGTGTCGCTTGTCTAATATATTCCTCACACTTATCATAAGACTCAAAATCACCGTTCTCAATTATTTTATTAACTTTGACTATAGCTTTTTTAAGTTCTTGTTGTTTACAAAATTTAAGAGCTTTTTCTTGTATCCACAAATGGTCTTCAACATTAACTTCCCTTATCTCGACCAACATATCAAATATGTTAGTTCTAGCCATATCGGAACTAACTTCCAATTTGGTCATTTGGTCTAAAACATCAAAAGTTGGTGGTGTGTTGTATTTTTCAAAATATTCTTTAGTCATTTGACTAATCAATTTAAAATATTGATTGTCAAAATACTTTGGGTCTATTACTTCAATTATATTATTAGCAAACTTTTTATCAGTTATTATTTGGTTAATTAATTTGATTTGAAACGTGTGTCCTAAATAACCAAAACTTTTATTTTCTCTCATCTATCTTACATCTTTTAAGGTAATTAATAAATACTATTAAAGTGTAGTTTCTAGATATTTTCTCTCAACTTTTTCAGCTGACAATACGTCAGTTAATTCTCTTAAAATTCGTCCAAGAAATGGTCTAATATCTACAGTATATCTTACTTTTCCTGGGTATATCCAAGCTGGAAAAATTCTATGTGATACTACTTCATTGTTCAATTTTATGTAGATATTAAAATATTCTTTAGGTGCTTCATCTAAGTCTTGTTCTGACAAATTGACAGTGTATATATATGGATTATAAAGAGACAATAAATAATCTGTGGATTTCATCTTTAATGACTTCATTATATCAGATTTTATATCATTTACCGTATCATACAAATTTAAAGACCTAATATTAACTGGTTTATACCCTTTAACATTAAAAAATCTTTGGCAAACAATGTGGTCTTCCAATGTTAGTAAAAATTCGAATTTTGTTATTTTTCTATCTTCCATTTTAATTGTTTTGTGTTTTATAATAATTAATTTCTTTTTTTCTTATTTTAATTAATGGGTGAATAAATGATGTCCAATTGTCATCTTTTTTAGATAGTACACCGAACAACCCATCTTCATTCATCATTTGTACTATATTTTCATTTTCTCTACCTTCTGGGTCTAAAGATTCGTTTATCAAATCTAATATTTCAGTCTTAGCTTCATCAGTTAAAAAAACATTATTTAAATCTATTATCTTCTTATTAATTTTAAAAAACTCATCACCTTTCCTACCATCCGCTGAAAGTCCATTAGATAAGTTTTTTAAACCCCTATCTTTACTACCTTCAGTAATTTTACTCCTAGTCTTAATTAATATTTCTTCTACAGTAACCTTTTGATTTTCTATCTCTGGAAAATGCTTTATTAAAGACTTTTCACCAAAATACATAATTCCTTTGATATTGTCACTTCTATCACCTAATAAAATTTTAACTATGGGGATGTTTGTTGTTGGGATATTTAAGGGTAATTTTCCTATTCTAACTTTGTCATTAATTCTAATAAGTGTATCGTTTGTATTTAGTAATACATTAACATTATCATCAACTAATTGTAATAGGTCTTTATCATTTGTTAACACTGTTTTTATTTCATTTTTAGAATGAGTACAATAATATGCGATGCAGTCATCAGCTTCACAATTATCGTACTCACCTTGTCTAACAAATAATTCTTCTAGATACTGTGATATCCTATTTTTTTGACGGAACATATCATCAGTCTTATCTTTATCTAATCTTTTTTTACGATTTACCTTATAGGTTGGATATAAGTCTCTTCTATATTTGTAGTTTTTTCTTCCGTCCCAAAAAACAACTACTTTATCATACGACTCATTTTCTAGATTTTTTTTGAGTGTGTTTAAGAAATAAAAAATAGCACCAAAATGTTTATCATTATGGTAAAAATCTTTTACACCATGAAATCCTGTTTGTAATATACTATTACCATCGACAACTAATGTCTTTAACATTTTGGTTATTTATGTGGTTAAATACTATTTTTCTATCTCTACTAAATCTACTTGGAAATTCAATTCTTCACCCGCTAGTGGATGATTTAAATCTAAAATTACTTTGTCTTCTAATAACTCTTTAACTTTAGCTAGAATTGGTCTTCCATCGACAGTTTGTCCTTGTACTGTTTCACCAATTTGTGGATTAAAATCTTGTGGTAAAGCCTCTCTTGGTACTTCCGTTTGAGCTTCTTCATTTCTTAAACCATAAGCATCTTCTGGTTTTAATTGTAGTGTTTTACTTTCACCTACTTCCATACCAATAACTCCCTCATCAAATCCTTTAATCATTTGTCCACTGCCAACTTCAAAATCTAAAGTTTGTCCTCTATCATGTGAACTATCAAATTTTTCACCGTTATTTAAAGTTCCAACGTAATGAACTTTAATTTTGTTTCCTTTTTCTACTTTTGCCATTTTTTTTAATTTAAAATATTTCTCCTGTGTCTTCGACAGCTAAATTATAATCACCGTCAGAGCCAATTATGTTTTTCCAATAATCAGAGTTTTCAGATTTATAATCTTCTATTGATTTTTTTTCTTCGCTAGCATCTTTACCTTTTAAAAAACCGTGTGGTGTAACTAAAATTTTACCATCTTCATAACCCAAACCATTTACGTGGTTTTTCATAATAGATATTTTAGTACGTGTAGCGAATTTTACTTTTCTTTTATCTTTTGTTGCTGTTATTTTAGATGTTCCAGCATTTTTTTGATTCCCAAACAAAAATACTAATGTGGAGTTTAACCAAAGTGATTCACCTCCTTTAGCTTTAATTTTAGGTTGTGAGAATGGGTTATCTGGTAGTTCAACCCACGGTTGATTTACCGTAATTAAACTATTTAAATATGTTGAACTAGTTTTTCTAGAACCAGTAATTCTTTGGTTTATTCCCATACCAATTTTATCAGATAATACACTAGCGTTATGCTGTTTTCCACCTTTACCATCAAAAGTCATTTTACATGGAACAGAACCAACCGAATCCCAAAGGAAAACCAAATCATATTCTAATTCACCTTTTTCTTGTGCATCTAACAAATCATTTATATAATCAGTGATTTGTTCAATATATTGAAAATCGTTATTGAATAAGAAAAAACCGTCCCAATCTCCTTCCTCGGTTAACTCACAATCAAGACCCATTAATTTAGCATGGTCAAAATCCCATTTTTGTTCAGTTATAATGAACACCGGTAAAATACCTTTCTTTTGAGCATCAACAGCTGTTTTAACTAAAGCTGTAGTTTTTCCAGTATCAGAATGACCAAGAAACATATTTATATGCCCCATGGAAGGTCCTGGTATTCCAGTAGCGTCTAAAAACGCTTCCCCCAAATCAAAAAATCTATCTGGTTTGAAGGAAGCTTTTTTAGAAAATTTACCTTTAACGTCTTTAAAACTTTTTTTCTTAATTGCCATTATAATTTAATTTTAGAAAGGTAATTCTTCATCAACATCTTGGTCAGCCTGTGGGTCAAAGTTACCTACATTTTGTGTTTGATTTGAATTGTCTCCAAACTCTATAGTACTTTCTGAGTCACCATAAACATATTTTTTCAAATCACTATCCCATGTTGGGGTTTCTCCTCTAGCAATAGCTTCTAAATACTCAACTGGTTTTTGTGAATAAACATCTTTATATGTTTCAGAATTACTCAACCATTCTTTAGCTGTGTTTTCATCTGTAGACAACGGACTTGGGTCCTCAGCCATCACCATAGAAACAACAGTATAGTTTCCTTTACCATTAGGTAATGGAATTGATTTCAACATTAATGTTAAATCTCTACCTTCAACAGCATCTGTAATATCTCCTCTTTTTTGGAAAATTGGGATGATTTTATCCATGATTCCGTCACCTTTATAATTCCATTTAAATCTCCAGAATTTAACACCATCTTCTTCAGCGTCACGGTCAATAATTTTAACAATGTAAAATTTCTTAGAACGATATTGTCTAGCAATTTCTTTGTCTTTTTGATTGCCAGTCATCCTTAATGCCTCTTCAACTTCATTTAATGGGCTTCTTTCACCAGTTGGTGAACCATCACCATTTTTACCTGGGTCCATTAATTTAACCCATTGTCCATCTACTTGTACTTCATGAAAGAACACTTCTTTAAATGGTGAACTACCGTCACTTGTTGGTACGATTCTAATAGTTTTCTCACCTTCTTTTTCACCTTTAGGTAGATAAGTAGCGAAATACTTTTTAAGTCTTTCTTCTCTACTCATACTAACTTTAGGTGTATTATTATCTGATTGTCCCTGTTCGTATTGTTTTAAAATTGCGTCTAAACTACTCATTTTTATTTTTTTTGTTAATTAAATTTATATACCTAATTATAACAAATAAAAAAGGGGAAGTCAATGAACCTTCCCCCTTAAATTTATTATATTATTTTTAATTAATCTTCGTCTGGATTGTATACCCAACTATTTTTAATATCACTATCATTATAATCTTCAACATCATCAGAAGTTAATACATAATCATGTTTGTCTTTTTGTTTTTTTAATTCACCTTTTTTTTCTTCCCAGTATTTTTTTGGTGATTGATTAAATGGTCCACTATCTAAATAACGTAATTCTAATTTTTCTTCTGGTGTTTGTGGTCTAAATTCTTCTATTTTATCTTCTAAATTACCAATGGAAGCCATTAGTTTATCCATATAGTTTAATTTATTTTCTAAATCATCTAACTTATCTATTAATGAATCTATACTATCTTTTTGATTATTAACACTACTTTCCAAGTCTGAAGTTTTTTCACCAGTTTCTTTTGTCATTTTTACAATGTCTGTAACATCAATTTCTTCAGTATTTCCACTAACATCTGTTGTAACATCAGTATCCATAGATAAATCATCTTCCGTTGTGTCATCTAAACTCAACTCATCTTCTGTTGTATCTGTATCATCTAATGTTAAATCATCAGTTTCCACATTTGTTTCACCACCCTCAGTTTCAACTTCTTCTTCACCCTCCTCTTGTTCAGATAATTCAAAGCTTCCACCAGCAAAACCTAAAAATTGTTCATCCAATTGTTTTACGTAACTACCTATTTGGTTGAATCTTTTTAATTCTTCAGATAAAATGTTTTCTATTTTTTTTATACGAGCCATTTTTTATTTTTTTATCCCATTAATAAACTCCTACCGTCTTCAGTAATCATTCTTTTATTAACTCTTTCGATAAGTCCGTCTTTTGTTTTAATTGTTTTACATTCTCCAGTTTGCATATCACATACTTCTTCAAACCCTTCTTCAGTTTTCATTTCTTTTTTATAAACAGTACTAGAGATAGGTTTTTTGATTCCTAAATAATTATCTAAATTTTTTTCAATATTTTCCATATTAATAACGTTTTATTTATAAATATTACGACATTACTAAATCTCTGTTTTAGTTTACAGCTAAATCTCTTCCACCGAATTGTCCAGTAGATGTTGACCATGGACTTGGTACCCAACCTTTTTCTTTAGCTTTTTTAGAAAAATACCTAATCATTGATGTTTGCCCATAATCTGGACCTGGTGTAAAGTTACTATCTTCCAAAGCTTTTTTTAGTTTAACTCTTAGTTTACTCATTAAACTACCAGGACTTGTATCACTTAAAGTTCTTTCTACTCTAAAACAAGGACACCTTTTGTTAGCAAATTCATTATGTCCTTTTAAAATATTCATCCATAAATCTGAACCTATACCACCAGTATTGTCCAAAACTTTTGGGTTAGTAACTTCAACGTTTGATTCTCTTGTTTTAACAATAACTGACATATTATTACCCATTTTAAGTAATCCTGTTTTAAATAATAACCACAATAATGTCCATTCCAGTGTTTCTTTTTGTATTCTAGTTGGATGGTCACCTCCTTCATCTTTACCATACACACCTATTTTATCACAATTCGCTATCATACTAACAGCTAAAGACCTACTATTATGTCCCAAAGTGTGAGCACCAATTTTATTATCTGGTCTAGCACCATACAAAGTACCTTCTGGACTATTATCATTTCCTTCAGCTCCTCTACCAATTAAAAAATGATAACCAATACCAGCAAATCCTCTATTTATATGTTCTTGATTTATTGTGGAAACTGGGTCATTACCATAGTTTATTTTAGCGGTAACGTGAATAATAATATAATCTAGTTTATCGTCATCTCTACCTCTAAAATTAGAATTACCGCTTTTAACTGATTCACTTTCTGTGGTGCTTTCTGGTTCAAAACCACCTTGTCTTTGTATCGCTTTTTCTTCTTTAACTTTTTTCCTTACTTTATTTAAAAATGTTTGATTAACCTTAGCTACTAATTGTGTTATTTCA